CTTCCTCGAGATTGTGGTCTTCCATATGGTCAATTGTTGGTGGCGATAGCTCGCCTATCACTCTCTCCCTGCGAAGGAGAGAATAGATTAGCTATGCTTTTTTTACTTGTGGTATGTTTGCTGCATCAGGTGACAGCATGAACTGCATCCATTGCAAGTGTTTCTTTACTACTCTTCTCTCCAGTACTGCCTTCTCTAGTTCTACTCCTGTTAGTCCATCGATCTTGTTGTCTATTACGTCGTACTCTACCTCCCAGTATTCAACTAATGTCTTAAAGTCTTTGTTCTTTGCTAGAGCTTTGAGTGAAGCCACTCTTGTCTCATGAAACGCTTCCATGTCTTTCTTCTCTGAGAAATTGAATCTATTGGATAGTTTTTTGAACATATTAACTTAGTGCTGTGCCTTGGACAATGGCTTGAGTAAGTTCACCAGGGTTTTCTAATGATGGTTTCGCTGTGCCTACCCCCTCTAACTCTCCTTTACTCGGTGCGTTTGGTCCTTCTTGCTGTGGTTGACCAGACAGTGTAGCAAGTAATCCTGACATATCTTTCTTAAAGAATCTATCAACATGAGGTCTTTCAAACGTTCTCATGATATCTCTTACTCCTTCTTCAAGACTTACATCTAGTCCAGCTGCTGCAGCTTCTTTCAATACTGTCCATTGTGCTAATGCTTCTTCACGTCTACTTTCTACTGTATCGAATGAACTTGATCCCACTTCTACTCTTATTGCGTATCGTAGTGGAGCGTCTTCGAATACTTCTGGTTTAGCCCATTTAAATCTTTGTTCACCTAGTCTTGCTATGATTATGTCTTCCTTAGCATTCTCAGCTATAGCGTCAAGCATGTCATATGCAATTCTTACCAGGAACTCTTCGTAATGCTTCAGTGTATCAGCATAGATCACATTGCTTTCAAAGAACCTTGCCCTTACCGCTGTAGCAGTGTTTGTGAAGCCCTGAGTGCTGCTAGGAGCTGTTGTATCTACTGTAAAGGCTACTGACTGCATGTCTCTTCTAACTTCGTTGTTATTAGCAAAGTAACTGTTATTGATCTCTCTGTGTGGGATCTCCTGTACTCCAAGCTGTGCGCTTTCCATTCCTTTCGTTGCAGGTATTAGTGACCCAGGTCCTTGACTCATCAGTGACTTAGGATTAACTCCACTGTTTGGATCCCAGAAATAGGATCTGTTGAGTGAAGTATTAACGTATTCTATTGCACTGTTAAGCTTAAAGTTATATTCACGCTGTAGTCCAAGCATTGGCTCAACGTATCCGATAGAATAGTGCTGTTCTACGTCTTCGAAACATCCTGCACTGTGGATAGGAATACGTGGAATCTCTTTCAGCTTCACTATAATGGCGTTACTTACTACCCAAATCTCATACAAACCCTCTTTCTCTGGCTCATCTGGGTCTGCGTTAAAGTAACCGTAGTACTTGTCAATGGTTAGATGCTTAACCTTCTTACTGTCATCTGCTCCATTCTCATCAGTAAACATGATCTGGTACATCTCTTGCTTCTCTGGGTTACGCTGTTCAGCGTTTAAGTTCTTAATCTTGTCTAAGTTGATTAGATCATCGTTAGACTGCATTAGCTCACCCAGTCTTACTTTGTCATGTGAACGGATCACTGATGGTGAGTCTGCTGTCTGGATGAAACGTGGATCTAACCACATCTCTGACCATGAAATGATATCAATCTCTGGGTATTCGTTAGCCCTTACCTCTTCGATCTTACCATCACGTCTCTTACGGAATGTCTCATAGCGATAGTTCACTGTACCGTATACGTTGCCGTACCTTACCAAGGCTTTAGCACCTTGCCTTACCTTAGCGTTGTACCCATATTCCTCAAATGCAAAATTAAGGTAGTCTTGAACTGCCTCTGACCACTCTTCAATTTCGGCTCTAAACTTCTTGACTTCTTTCTCTTGTTCTGCAAACTGTTGTAACTCTTGTTCTGTTGGTTCTTCACCTGGCTTACTAATCTTAAAGTATCTCTCTACTAGGTCATCAGCATGTTGCCTCAATGAGACAATAAACTTCGGATTTCGTGATGTAAGACGTGCTGTAACCAGACTTTCAATCTGATTAGCAAAATTAACCTTGAGTGTTGAACTCCAGTCAGCTTGTTTTTCACCGACATAACTCATCACCTCACGGTAAATCTCTGATAGCTCTGCTCGTCTCTTACCACCCATGGCTTTATAAATATTCTTGGTGCTATTCACCAGCTGTAGTGCTTTCTTTTGAATTGATTCTGTTGGCTTTGGCATATTATGCAAAAATAGGTCGTCCTAAATGATCGTATTTAAATTCTATATCGAAATTGATATCCTCAGTGCTAGGCTGAACATTGTAGAAATGGTACAGCATCTGCATTGCATCTATGATATCGTCGTGTTTCCCCCTAGGGAACTTTCGTAGTTGTAACTCAAGTGGTGTGTGTTCCTTTCTCCAGAACACCTTACCATGTCTAATAGGACCTTGAAGTCCTCTTATCTTCTCTTCCTTGGAACCCTTCTGAATGATTTCATCCACAGGGATATACACCTTCTCTTCTTTTAGTGTTTTCTTCAGCCACTGTCCCATGACAGTCTGAGCTGCGTATCCTTCAACTCCAACCTTCTCTGGTCTCCACTTCTTAGCGTGAAAGATAACCTTCTGTATTAACTCTGAAGCATCATACCTTCCATGTGTTATCTCTAGAATGTATAGCTCATCATCTTTAAATCCACCTGTAATGATAGCTGTCTCGTCGTTATGTTCCTTTTGCTTAAAGGCTGGGTCTACAACTGTAAACTTCCTTAATCCATTGGGTACATCGTCATAGTACTTGAAGAACTCTTCATGGAACTCCTGTGACTCTTTGTTCACTGGCTCCTGTTGATACTGTGTTGAGAATACTACTGCATCATTGGCTTCAATCTTCCTCAAAGCGCTAGTGGGGAATCTCTCTTCATGATAAGACTCGCCGTACTCTCTGTATTCAGATGGTTCTTCAGCTATAGCTTTCACTATGATCTGATCCCAATCTTCACCAGTACTCTCATTCATCTTATCAACAAGATATCCACACAAGTCATCCTCATGTGTTCTTTGCATTACTATGATAACTGCGTCTTTGTTTGGGTTAAACAACCTGGATAGGACAGTATTGTCATACCAGTTGTTCACAGCAGTTCTCTTCACATCACTCATTGCATCATCAGGCTTAATAGGATCATCGATAATGAATATGTTAGCCCTATTACCTGTAATAGAACCAGCAGTACCAGTAGCAATGTACTGGCCTCCTTTATCGTTTCTCCATAGCCCTTTGGTATTCTGATCCTCTCTAAGATCTGGTCTACGAGGAAAGACTCTCTTGTAACTACTACTCATGTAGTAATCGCGAGCCTCTGAACCGTAACGTTGTGTAAGCTGTGCTGAGTAACCTGTTGCTATGATCTGAGTCTCTGGCTTATTGCCTAATGCCCAAACAGGGAAACACTTTGTAATGAGCTCGGTCTTACCACTCCCTGGAGGGATATTGATGATAAGTCTTGTGACCTCTCCCTTTAAGACCGCTTGAAGCTTTTCTTCTATCAAGTTGTGGTGCCAATTAACTTGAAAAGGTTTATTCAATTCTTCAGCAAAGAAGAACTCAATAAAACTCACCAGGCTTTCTCTCTGCTCTTGGTATCTTCTTTCGAACTCCCTTGTTGCCTTCTCTTTGAGCAGAGCTTGTTTTGTCATAGTTAGTTATCAAGTAACTTATCCAACTCCTCATCTGGTAACTCTTCTATGTTCTTTATACTTACGTCTAGTTCTTTCTTATCTTTGAACTCATCACTCATCTTCTTCTCACCATACCACTTAGTCATATCCTTATCTCCTTCTAATAGGAACTTAGATATGTTCTTTCTTGTTTGGTATTTAAGCTTATTCTTGAGTTGTGCTTTTCTCTCCGAAAATCCTTCTGTCTTCTTTTGGTAGTCATAGAACGTAGAAGTGCTAACCTTAGCCAAAAAACAAGCCATTTCGTCACTTGCTCCAACACTAAATGCATCCTCTAATATTCGGATGGCTTCTTTGTCTATTACTGTTGGCCTTCCAGGTCCTTCTTGCATACTGTTTTCTTCTCTTTAGGTTCCTTTGACTTGTATATTCTTTCGTAGTTTTCTCTATACTTCTTCTCATCTACCTTGTATTGGGCAGAAGAGGACTTAGAGATATCCATACTATTCTTCTTTAGGTTCTCTAGCCTTTACTCTGTCGTAGAATGATTCTTTGTTTCCCTCTGAATCGATCCACTTAATACTCTTAGCCATAGCCTCTCCCAACTCCTTATCCCTAGAGTTGAGAGACTTCTCAGCTACGCGTCGGTGTAGCTTTGCTAACTTCACACCTTTTCTCCTTTAAGAGGCTTTTCCTCTTTTGCTGGTTCCTCGACCTTCTCGTCTTTGTCTTCGATCTCTTTGAGCTTTTCTTCTGCGCTCTTTTCTCTAACAATAACTACTGGTCCCACCTGGTACGGTGTTCCTTGTAGCTGTGCTTCGATGACATAGCCGTCTGCTCTTGCTTTCTCAGCAAGTGTCTTTAGGTCCTGTAGGATAGCGTCTCTCTTTAGGTCTGCTTCTTTCGTCATAGATAAAAATTATCTCATTACACGCCAGAGGCGGATGACTCTAGCTTGGTAGCTAGATTGTCGCAGAGTAACGTATGAACACCCGCCTTCGGTTCCCAATTAACTTCTGGGAGCCCTATATCATACGCCTGCGACGTGCAATGTGGTTTTTAAATAAACCTGCGCCTCATCCCTATGCTTGTTAGGGACGAGAAACTGGACTACTCAGCTGCTACTTCTTCAGCAACTTCTTCTACTACCTCTTCGGCCACTTCTTCGGCCACTTCTTCTACTACTTCTTCTGCAACAGCTTCTTCTGCTGGTGCTTCTACAGGTGCCTCCACAGCTTCTTCAGCTGGGCATACACATGCTTCTTCTGGGCATTCACAACTCATATGTGTTCTATTTATTAAATAACAAAAACCGACTTAGTTGTCAGTTCTATCAGAGAATTCCAGTTCATCCAGAGTTCAATATGTATATTATACTCTATACAAAAGGAAAAGGGTAGTGTTGTAAAGTTTGCTAAGACTAGCCCTAAATAATATTTATTCGCCTTCTATAGAAAAGTTGTCCACAGCCTTGATCTGTCCTACCAAAGTATCAGCTTTTAAATACAGGTCATGTAGATACCCACAATAAAACTTTAGATACCCATCGGTTCCTACGCTCTGCCCTATGTAATACCCAAAAGACATCTTGTGCCTGTGGCACTGTTTATAGGTCTTAAACTCCTTATTTCTCCTTATATTGATTAAACGACAAACAAACGCAAGTTCGTCGAGCAGTTCTTCTTTATTCATAGCCGACAAGCTCTAGACTTTTAATTAGTGGTGCCTTTCGTGGTGGTGTAAAGAACACAGCCACACCACATCTAAAGGCTTTGAATAATCCTCATGGTGGCCTTGGGACTTCTCCTCTCCACAAACCACACAAGGCTCTCTCACCAATTCACCATGATAAAGTGCCTTATAGTATTCTTTGTATGCCTCCTTCACCTCTTTCCTCACGTTTCTTTTCCACATTTTTACCTTCTCTGGGTTCTTTTCGCGCCACAACCTCTGCACTTCCCCATGCCTCTCTCTGTGCCTCCTAGTCCACTTTCTAAGATATGGCTTTCTGCAATCCTTGCACCTAGGATAGAAACCACTTTTCTCACTATTATCTACATGAAAATTATCAGTAGGGAGTACCTCCTTACATTTGCTACATTGTTTTGTTTTCATAAGTTATATTTTCATG